GCTTACGCCTGGGAACCGACACATTCATTTACGTCGACCGTGCGACGAGGATTCTTGTTGAAGGACCGTCCGCCGTAACGGTCAAGCGAGAATATGCGACGCGAGAACAAGGAGCATCTGATGACCCTAGAGAAGCAATCTACGTCACGATCGACGACAAAAAAGAAAGGAAAGCCGCGCCCAGCAAAGCGATTGCGGGTGGGCGAAGGGCTCAACCCTGACAATCTCCGATACCTCGACAACCAGGGGATGCCTCAAGAAGAGATGATGGGCGGCGTGTGGTCGTCCGAAGTCAAAGCGTTCATGAGCGCGCAAACGCTCAAGGCACTTTTCTATTCCGAAGATTGGGTTTTCATCACGACTGATTCAATCGCACTGCCGATATCTCAATGCCCAGTCGTCGTTTTCGATGAAGCAAGGGCAGAGGATGGAAAGAACCGGCGCACGATGTTGGAAAACCATCCGGTCACAAAGTTGATGGCGAATCCGAACAACGTTCAGACCAACCAAGAGATCATGTATTCCTACGCGGTCGATACGATTCTCGGCGGAAACGGATTTCTGTATCACTCGCCGGATTTGGATCAGATTTATCACATGCCTTTTGAGCGTGTGGCCTATGATTTCCACGCAGATGGAACGCCAAAATGCCTTTTCTTTTATCGCCAGCATATGGACGATGCTTTCATTCAGGACAAAAACTCAGCACTGCTCATTCCGCTTGAGCATGTGATTCACTCGCGGCGTCCGAATCCGTCGTCAGCATTTTGGGGCTTGTCACCGTTCGTACCTGGCCGTCGTTCCATCTTGTTCAATCGCTATTCGCAAGATTATCTGCTGGCGTTTTACTTGAAGGGCGCGACCCCTCAGATGATCCTCACCATCGAAAAGGCGTCGAGTCAGAAGGCTCTCGTGCGTATGATTCGCGCCTTCGAGGCGGCGTACACGGGACGTCGCAATCAGCGCCGTACGCTCGTCCTTCCCGAAGGCGTGAAAGCTCAACCGGCGGATTCAAAGATTGCCGACCAGCAGCTCTCGGAGCTTGTGAAGGCGAACCGCGAAACCGTGCTGAACATCCTGCGCGTTCCAAAGCACGCCCTTGGCCTTCAGGAATCCGGCTCTCTCGGCTCACGCGAGCATGAACTCGCCCTGCGCTGGTACTGGGAACAGACCATTCTTCCAACCATGGGCCTCATGGAAGCTGCACTCACGCGGCATTTCTTGCGGCTCAAGATGATTGCGCCCGGTCAGGTGGTTGGCTTCGACACGTCCGAGGTCAAGTACGTGCAAGAAGACCTCATGCAGATGGCCGAGACGAGCGAGAAACTGGCGACGACCTGGACCCTGAACGAGCGGCGCGAGCGCGTGTTCGGGCTGAATCCCGTCGACAACGGAGACGTTGTGCAAGGAATGCAGCCTGCTGCTCCCTTCGCTTTTTCGCAGGGCGTACCCCCGGAAAAGATTTCCGTACCCTCGGAAAAGAATCCGGGGGTGCCGGACGTGCCGCCAGAAGAGCCCGCACTCTTGGCCGAGGATCGAATCGACTCGACGCCTGACGAAGGCACAGTGAACGCCGCTCCTGGCGATGAACCGACTCAAACACCGGCCGAGGCGCCCTGGCACGCGCGCGTCGTCGAGAAATACCGCGATCAATTGACGTCAGGTGAAGGCGGGATGCGCGCAGCAGAAGGCGCGGCGTTGCCAAAGATGAACAAAACGGCGGGCGAATTGTTGGTTGCTCAGACTGAAGCAGCGATCCGAGCGTTCGCTTCTTCAACGAATGACCGTGCTGAATTCGAATGGAGCATCCAAGGCTTCAAAAAGAAGTTTCGAGAACTCATGAAAGGCGCGGAAAAAGAGTACCTGAAAGATTACAACACGACCCTCTCGTCCACGATGGAAATGGGCTACGACACGCAGCTCGAAATGGTCTTTGACCCACAAGCGAAGGAAGCCTTGGCCGCTTACAAAGAACGCGACGTGGCAGGGCAAAGGCAGATCCTTTCCGAGCGCGGCTTGTTCTCCTTCCAGAGCGCCTTAGACACGACGAGCGAAAAGGTCATGAGCGTGATTGAAAAATCCATGGCGGCCGGGAAGACGATTCAAGAGACTTCAAAATCTATTCTGAAATTCATGAAGGACGAGGCTCCTTGGCGGGCAAACATGATAGCCCGCACGGAGACCCTTACCGCGTTCTCAATCGGCGGCATGGCCACGATGGAACGCGCCAAAGAGGTCATTCCTGGAATGAAAAAGATGTGGGTAACAGGGAACGACGACCGCGTTCGGGACGCTCACGTCGCCCTCATGGGAAAAGTGACCGGACCTGATGAAGAGTTCGCCAAGGATTTACGCTTCCCGAGGGATCCCGCCTGTCGAGATGGTGCCCTCGTGATCAACTGCCGATGCACTGCGCTTATGCTTCCCCCAGAGGACGTTGAAGATTACGTCGACGAGATCAACTCAATGAGCAAGAAACCCGTGGAGGTCGAACAATGACAAAGGCAAAGAAGAAACCAGTCGAACAAACGAAAGGGGCTGTTATGCTCCGCACCATTCGCCCTGAAAAGGAATCGTTTTCCGTTCGTGCTGAAGGTGGCGGTCCTGTCCGAATCGCAGGCTATGCAAACAAGTTCGGCCTCGACTCTTACGGAACGCGCATCGACCCGGGAACGTGCAGACTTGATCGCTTCAACAAGAACGGAATCCTTCTGTTCAACCACAACGTTGATAGCCCGGTGGGCAAAGTCACAAAAGTTGAGTGCCGCGAGGACGGCGTGTTCGTCGAGTGCGAAATTTCCCAGTCAACCAACGAGCGCGTCAGCTACGTGCGTGACCTCGTGCGCGAGGGTTGTCTCAAAACGTTTTCGATCCGGTTCGACCCGGAAGCCAAAATGGAAAAAGACACCGAGAATCCTGGAAACTACATCATCAAGGATTGGGAACTTCAGGAGGTATCAATCGTGTCTTTGCCTGCTCAACCAGATTCGACGTTTTCATTGCGCCATGCACGCGGCGTTCTCGCCAATTGCCGCACGCTCGACGAAGCCCGTAAAGCCGTGCTGAACGTTCGCGGCGTCAAAGTCGCCAAGTGCGTTAAAGATGCAATCAAAATGGCTTCTGATGGCGGAGTTTCCGAAGAAGAATTGATGGAAAAGCTACACGACGCTTGCGGATTGGACGCAGCGGGCCTTGCCGCCGTTCTCGATGGCGAAGTGACGCCGGTTCCAGATCAGTTCATCCAAGCGTGCGTCGACTTGCTCGGCTGCTCGAAAGAAGAACTGGACGGCCTCAATGCGGAAGACGTGGAATCGTCAGCGAAGCCTGCAGAAAATCCTTCGGAAGCCGAACGGGCCGAAGGCGATGCGCCGCCACCTGTCGAGCCGGGCAAAGAACCAGCGCCAGGCGAACCGCCTCCAGTGAAGCCAGAGCTGGAAATGGACGAAGCCATGCAGAAATGCGTGGGCGAAAAGATTCCAAAGCTCATGCAAGAAGGAAAAAGCCAAGAAGAAGCCGTAGCCGTGGCAATTTCTATGTGCTCCGAAGAACGTGGCGTGTGCGGCTGGCGTCCAAAAGAAGCCGACCTGGCCCGCTATCTCGAAATTGCTCGCCAAGCCACGCAAGACCCGAGTGGGCCAACTGTCCCGGTGGAAGCTCCCGAAGTAAATGACAATCCGATGCTGCAAAAGCTCGACACTTTGGCCGCACTTCTCGGTGCACTTATTCAAGAGGTGAAAGCGTTGTCGCAAGTCATGATTGGCCATGAAGCTGGCGAAACACCGGCTGAAGAAATGGCAGTTCCGCCGCCAGCCGATGGCGAAAAGAAGCCAGAAGAAGTACCGCCAGCCGAAGATCAGGAGGCCATGAGAGCAATCGCCGAAGGCTTTGCGCGCCTTGAGGCAAGGTTGCAATCTATTTCATTGTGATACGCTCAGATTGAAGCTCACGGATTAGAGCTGACGTCAAAACACATTGACCTTTCCAGGGAGGATTCCTCTATGAACGCATCGCCTGCTGACTTGAAGCAGACACTTGAACGTATCAACGCCCGTCTCGATGGAATCGAGACCGCGCGCAGCATCGTCGGCGCAGGTAACGAATCCGCTACGAGTGTTGTGCGCCTCGGCGGCACTTCCGACGAACAGCGCCTGCTCCGTACTTTCCACGCTCGCTCGTTGCCTGAATTGCTTCAGACAAACGTGTGCAGCGACCGCTTTCGCCACGTGAGCGACGCGGACAAATACGCAGTGATTCAGTTGAAAGAAACGATGGACTGCGCGCGTTTCGTTCGTCAGATGTTCGGACACGAGGCACGCGACCCTGAAGTCGAAGACGTGAGCCGTCTTCCTGCAGTGCGCGGAATTCTCGACTCTCGCTTCGCGAAGGATCACAACCTGCGCTCGCTGGTTCGCTCGTTCTCGTCTACTGGCACTGGCGACGGTGACGAGTGGGTGCCCACGGTCATCTCGTCGAACTACGTCGAGGAGTATGAACTTGAGCGCAAGCTGTCCGCGGCTGTGCAAGAGATCCCCATGCCCTCGTCCCCCTGGGAATTGCCGGTACAGACTGACGTGACTCGCGCTCGTCTCATCGGCGAAGGCGCGGCTATCACCGACGTGAACTTCGGCACTGACAAGATCCAGTTCTCTGCCAAGAAGCTGGGCGAGTACTACCTGATTCCCGAAGAGTTGAACGAAGACTCTGCCCCTGCGATCCTCATGCTCGGCCGTCGCGATGTGGTTCAGGCTCAGGTTCGCTCGGTGGAAGACTCGATGCTGAACGGCGACACGACCGGAACGCACATGGACTCCGACGTGACCGCTTCCGACGACAACCGCAAAGCTTGGAAGGGCTTCCGCAAGCTCGCTCTCGAAGCTGGCTCGACAGAAGACTTCGCAGGCGGCGCGATTTCCAAAACCGGTCTGATCAACATGCGTAAGAAGATGGGCAAGTACGGCGTGAATCCTACGCAACTCGCGTGGATCTTCGGACCTTCCGCCTACTCGCAAGCGCAGGCTCTCGAAATCGTCGAAACGATGGAAAAGTTCGGCCCCATGGCAACTGTGCTTAAGGGTACGCTCGCGACGATCTACGGAATTCCCGTCATCGTTTCTGGCGACGTGCGCGAGAACCTCAGCGATGCAGGCGTGTACGACGGCGTGACCACGAACCGCACCACTGCCCTGCTCGTCAACCACACACGCTTCAAGATTGGTCGTCGTCGTCCAATTCGTGTGCGAGTTCAGCAAGACGCCCGTCTTGAGTACGATCGTTACCAGTTGGCTTCGTACCAGCGCCTCGACTTCAAAGGCCACAAGCAGGCAGGCACAGCCTACGCTTCGGGCTCCACGTCGTCCGAGCGTTCGGTCATCCTTGGCATCGACATCCTGACCTAATCGGCAGACCCTGGGACAGCTCAGGAAAAGGGGCGCGGCTTCTCCCCCGAGGCCCGCCCCTTTTTCGTTGGAGGAGGATTGATTATGCCGACGCAGTTCCCTGCTCTGGTCGCACAGAATTTCCAAACGCTGCGTGTTTTGCCCCTAGGGGAATACGCGCCTGATACCTACGTGATTCCGATTCAACCGAACGGAAATTCCCTGCTTTCGTCATTGCTCGTACTGACTGTCGGCGTGGGCGTGACCGTCACCGTGAATTATTTTCAAACAACCGCAGGAAACGAATTCGAAGAGCGAACAGAAATCACCTCTCACGAAGTCGTTTCGGTCGGCTCGACTCAAGCCAGCCAGATCCTGGTGACGAGGATTCACAGCAAGGTCTTTGCGGAAGTCATCGTCAGCGGTGGAAGCGCAACGTTGGGACTGACAACGACGGTTGTTTCAACGGTGGCAAATGAAATCGACGCGGCGCTCAAGAAGGACGGCCAGCCGGGAAATCTCCTCACCGATTTGGGATTGCCTATCCTGACGTATGACGAGTCGGCTGGGGAGTTTTATTTCCTTCGGTCGCAGGGTGGCGCTCTCGCCTTGTCCTCGGACGCCATAGACGGCTCAACGGCAACGTTTCGGGGGTTGGTTGGAACATCCTTCGAATCGATTCCTTCGACGCCCGGCGGCGTCATTTCAGAGGTCCTTATCGAGTGCCCAATTTCTGACAACTTGAGCGGCTCGTATCTTGATGTTTCGTTCGATGACGGCGCGACGTTCGTTCGGATTGTTCGTGGGCAGAATCTTTCTTGGAACGCTCGCGGCTCACTGACGCAAATTGCCGTTCGCGGAAATGCCGCCGACACGAGTTATCAAGTCATTGTCAATGCGGGGGCCGTATGACAGCGCCCGGAAGATTAACGTCAATTCCAACCGCTGAAACAATCCCGTTCGAATCGGAGATCATTGATTCAACCAACGTGCAAGATGCGATCAATGAAGCAGCCGATAGTTCCCTCGCTTGGTACTACATTCCGGCGGGAAAAGTTGTTCGCGCGCCTTTGAATCGAACCATATTTACGTACTCGAATCTGACCCTAGAAGGCTCACTTGAAATTGAAGGGGAATGGGTAATCCTATGAGCAGAGATGGCACCGTCGTTGTTCCTACCTTGTCCGTTGCGCCCGATGCCCCGCCAGTCGGGCGAGTTCGTTTTTGGTTCGGCGAAGATGGAATTTTACGTTCAATCAATAGCGATTCGGTCATTGTCGTTCATTCGTCCGATGCGGGTGGCGTCACAAGCGTCAATGGCCAAACGGGAATCGTCGTTCTCGATAAGACAGATGTGGGATTGGGGAACGTCGATAACACGTCAGACGTTGACAAGCCTGTTTCGACGGCACAGGCGACGGCGATTTCGGACTCAATCACGACTCATGAGGCTGCACTAGATCCCCATCCTCAGTACACAACGGCCGCTGAAGCCGCAGCTGCCGCGCCCGTTCAAAGCGTGAACTCGCAAACCGGGATTGTTGTTTTAACCAAGACTGACGTCGGCCTTGGCAATGTCGACAACACGTCCGACGTGGATAAACCCGTCTCAACCGCTCAAGCAACGGCTATTTCCAGCGCAATAACTACTCACGAATCTGCATTAGATCCCCATCCGCAATACACGACATCCGCCGAAGCTGCTGCGGCTGCTCCGGTACAAAGCGTTAACGGTCAAACTGGCATCGTTGTGCTTGATAAAACGTCCGTTGGACTGGCGAACGTCGACAACACCAGCGACCTAAACAAGCCAATTTCGACAGCAACTCAAGCGGCGCTTGACCTCAAGGCGGACGATTCAGATCTCACCGCTCACGTTACCGACCCAACGGACGCGCACGCAGCCTCGGCTGTCACGAACACGCCAGCGGGGAATCTCGCAGCGACAGACGTACAAGGCGCACTCAATGAGTTGCAATCTGACGTCGACACGCGAGCGACTTCGTCGGCACTCACGACTCACGAAGGATTGTCAATTGCGCATGGCGTGACTGGAACGTTGGTTGGAACATCTGACTCGCAGTCGCTGACAAACAAGACAATCGATGCTGACCTAAACACGATTTCAAACATTGATAACGCAGATATTAAAGCGGCAGCTGGAATTGTAGACACTAAATTAGACACAATCTCGACTCCAGGAAAGGTTCTTAACTCAGCGACCACGGCGACGAGCGCGAACACAGCCTCGGCTATCGTTGCGCGCGACGCGTCCGGTAATTTCGCCGCTGGTGAGATTTCGCTCTTCTCAGGAACGACGAAGCAATTCGACGTTGGAATGGAGACATTCGAGGCGGCGTCAACAGGCGTTGAATCGTTCGCTGGCTTCACGATCACAGGCGGGAACACGACGTTCACGATCGGCGCAGGCGAAGGGCACGTTGTCGATCACGTGACAGATACTTATTCAAGTGTGACGTGGTCGGCGATAACCGGACAATCTCCGGCAACGTCGTCCGGTGTGACGTGGGTGTACATGGATCGAACGGGGACGCCTTCGATCACAACATCATCGCCAACGCCAACGCTCGTGCGCGACTACATCCTACTCGGCCGTGTTATCACCGTTGCCGGCTTGATCACGGTAGCACGCAGCATTCCCTCGACGATTCTGTATCCAACTAATGCCGTATTCGACCTTGCCTCCTCGATTGGCCCGTTCAATGTTTCTGGCAACGTCTTGTCCGCCAATGGCGCGAATCTCAACGTCAATAAAACAGCCGGAATTATTTACACGCAGTACGCAAATTTCGCTGCGTCCATCAAGGACCCGAGCCAACTGTCGATCGCATCCGGCACGCCGATGACGTTCCAATACGTGACGCAGCTCAACGGCAGCAACTCAGCAGATACAACGGCAGTTGTGCCTGGCTCGTATGACGTTGCAGGCACGGTTACCGCAATCGCTGGCTCATCGAACCAAGCGACAAACCAATATATTTACGTGTTCGCAAACGGCTCAATCCTCATTCAGTACGGCCAGACCGTCTACTCCACGCTCTCGGCAGCAATCGCTGCAATCGGAACGGAAACGCGCGTTGTTTATCCCTCTGCGCCTGGAAATGGCGTGCTAATCGGCGTGCTATCGGTCACGAAGGGGGCAACGGCACTGAATGACGCCGCGAATGCGCGTTTTTCGGCTGTGTCCAGGTTCGGCGATTCCGCAGTCGGCGGCTCAGGTGCGACGAACACAACGCTCCAGCAGGCTTACAACAACAACACTAGCGAGCCAGAAATTCTCACCGACTCGACGCGCGGTGCTGTGTCTTTGCGGCGCGGTTCTGCGGCTGACACCGACACGGTACTGTCTGTCGAGAACGGCGCGGGCACGTCCAACGCAAGCATTGCTGGCACCGGACTCATATCAACCTCGCAGAACCTCATGGTGCGCAACAGAGAGTTGATGTTTAAGTCACTCGAATCAACTTCCACGTTGGCCGTGAGAGCCGTTACAACATGGGCAACGAAAGTATCCGCTGCTGATAACCAATGGCGCGCCGTGTGCTGGTCACCGGAGCTTGGCATTTTTGCGGCAGTTGCTCTTACCGGCACCGCTAACCGCGTGATGACTTCCAGCGACGGGATTACGTGGATTCCACGCACGAGCGCCGCCGATAATCAGTGGAATTCAATCTGCTGGTCAGCTGGCCGCGGTATTTTTGTAGCCGTGTCAAACACCGGCACTGGCAATCGTGTCATGACCTCGCCTGATGGGATCAACTGGACGACGCGAACAAGCGCGGCAGATAATCAGTGGAACAGTGTTTGCCGATCGTCAGAACTCGACCTCTTCGTAGCAGTCGCCGGCACTGGCACCGCTAACCGCGTGATGACTTCCAGCGACGGGATTACGTGGACCTCACGTACAAGTGCCGCCGATAATACCTGGACAGCAATTTGCTGGTCGCCTGAACTGGGATTGTTTGCAGCCGTGTCGGCCAGCGGTACCGGAAATCGCGTTATGACATCACCGGACGGGATTACTTGGACTGCAAGAACAAGCGCCGCTGATAACACATGGTTCGGCGTGTGTTGGTCGCCGGAGCTTCGCATTTTTGTCGCCGTCAGTGCGACTGGCACCGGAAATCGTGTCATGACTTCCAGCGATGGGATTACGTGGACTGCAAGAACAAGTGCTGCTGATAATGATTGGCGCGGCGTTTGTTGGTCAGCAGAATTTGGATTGTTTGTTGCAGTAGCAATTACCGGAACAGCAAACGGCGCAATGACATCTCCAGATGGAATAACCTGGACAGCGCGTAACCCTGGCGCTGATATCGAGTGGCGTGGTGTCGCTTGGTCCCCAGAACTCGGCACATTCGCAGCCGTCGCGAGCACAGGCACAGGGAACCGAGTAACAACAACATTAGATGTAGGACACTACGCGCCCCGTAAGGTTGTTCCAAAGTATTTTTACAAGACAGCGCAGGCTTCCGAGGCTGTCAAGACAGTCTCAAAATTCTATACGCGCACGAATTCGATCGACAACGACTGGTACGGCGTGTGCTGGTCACCAGAATTGAACTTGTTTGCGGCGGTGGCGGCAATCACCGGCACTGGCAATCGCGTCATGACCTCGCCCGATGGAATCAACTGGACGACGCGAACATCAGCGGCTGATAACAACTGGGCATCCATTTGTTGGGCTCCCGAGCTTGGCTTGTTCTGCGCAGTCGCTGCGTCTGGAACGACCAACCGAGTCATGACCTCGCCCGATGGCGTGACGTGGACGGCGCGAACGAGCGGCGCCAATGCGTGGCGCTCGGTCTGCTGGTCGCCTGAGTTGTCGTTGTTCGCGGCCGTTTCAAGCACTGGCACTGGCGATCGAGTAATGACCTCGCCTGATGGGATCACGTGGACTACAAGAACGACTGTCGATAACGATTGGCGAGGAATTTGTTGGTCGCCAAAGGTTGGCCTTTTTGTTGCAGTTGTCCTTAGCGGCACAGCGAATCGAGTCATGACATCGCCCAATGGCGTGACGTGGACGACGCGAACGCCTGCGGTTGACTTGCAGTGGATCAGCGTGTGCTGGTCGCCAGCGTTAAGCCTGTTCGCAGCGGTGGCAATCACCGGCACCAGCAATCGAATCATGACATCGCCTGATGGGATCACGTGGACCACAAGAACGAACCCAGTTGATAACTGGTGGTATTCAGTGTGCTGGTCTCCTGAGCTAGGTCTATTCATGGCCGTTTCAAGCACTGGCACTGGCGATCGCGTCATGACCTCGCCTGATGGGATCAACTGGACGACGCGAACAAGTGCAGCTGATAACGATTGGCGCGCCGTGTGCTGGTCGCCTGAGCTAAATATCTTCGTCGCCGTCGGCTCCACCGGCACAGGAACGCGCGTCATGACTTCGCGCCGTGCGAACCTTTTGAGCGAAATTCTCAACCTGGACGCCAGCCGAGCAAGATGAAGTGGAGAAAGTAAGTGAAGCCGTCTAGG